GCACCAGTAGCCGCTCCGACTATGGTGCTTACAAATGCCGTTTGTTGTGTCGTTGCTGCTGCGCCAAGGCTCATAAACCAATCGCATACGTTCCAAGCCATTATGGTAAATGCAAGCATCATACAACGTGGAATTATCTTATATTCAAGTAGTTTCTGGCTCATTTGCTAGGTCTCTCATACGTTCAACTAACCGCTTTGCGCGATTGGGAACCTGAGTATACCATTTGCTGTCAACCATTTCATCTGCTGCCTTATGCCAGTTACGAGCATCGACACCAGCTTTCATACCGACAAAGCGAGACAGGCGAGGGTAGCCTAGATTGAAGCACATATTGGCTACAATATGCTGACACTCTTCTGGCAGTTCATCGAAATCATCGTACAACCGTCGGCAGTCTTCCAGAGTTACCAGGATGTCTAGATTAAACGCCTGATGCACCCTATCTTTGCTGACAGGTTCGCCAATAGCCATCTTATGCTCTGGGTCATCTTCAGTAACCAAGTGACCGATACCGAAAGTTTTCAGTGCTAAGTGGTCGAGATACAGTTTAAACTCACACCCCTCATCAGCAACTATTTCGTCACGCAGTTTGTCGAGTTTCATTTTCATCCTCGTGTTCTCCCTGCATTAGCTTAGACGCAGTAACGCCAAGCTGGTACAGAGCTTCTGTCAGAGTGTTTTCACTAGCCTTGCCACGACCAGTCATAAATACCTCACAAGCCTCGCCTGTATGCGGGTGAAAGCTAACTGTTACTGCTAAACCTGCACCGATATCTGTTGTTACGCAAGGCCGTCTGTTAGGTAAGTTCATTCTGTAACTCCTCAATGGTTTTCTGCCAAGAATCTTCTTCTAGGTCTGGATTGTCGAAAAAAGAAGGCTTGCGGTTCATACGCTTTATTTTAATAGATGTTACCGGCATAAAGAATATTGCTCTTTGCTCAACCGACACGAGTGCCATTATGTCAAAATCTGACCTTTTTGGTAAGCGTTTATCGCCACCAATCGACACGTTAAATTCTAATCTGTATTTATTGCCTCGACTAAGTTGACAAGATTTAACTTGTACTAGAAACCTTTGCCCGGTGTCTCTGTTCCAAGCAACTAAGTCAACTGAATCTTGGCTGGCTAGAGCGACACCCCAGCCACGCTGCAATATAGATGCCGCCGCTAAATACTCAGCAACCAGACCAGCGGTACTGTTGCTTAGTCTGACTGACGCGATGTGTTTATTTCCCATTAGTCTCCGCAACGTCTATAAGACGCTCCAAGTACCAACTAGCCTTACGCAAGTCTTGCGGCGGGTTTTCTTTATGCTCATAACGCCAGATGTATTTGATGATTGAGCCTTGCAGGTAATACTTATAGCCATCACCTAGCGCAGCCTTGATTGCGTCAATGCACTCCACCTCACCATTCTTATAGTGAGGCGGGTGGTTTACCAGGTCGCTCATTAGGCTGCAAGCTGTTTTATTTTAGCTATGTCTCTGTTCAGCTTTGTTGCGCCTCTACCACGCTTTGAAAGCTTCTCAGAAGCGTACCAGACTGTCGTGTGGTCACGCTGCATTTCTCTTCCTATTTCCGGCAAACTCATCGTGGTCATCTCACGAGCCACATACATAGCCAGATGTCTAGCTTGTACATATTCCTTTACCCTGCGCTTAGATAGCATCTGTATGCGGGTTACGCCTGTCACCTCTGTTGTTGCATTGATAATCTTATCAAAGTCAGAGGTTGTCGAAGTCTGTTCCGTAGTCGTGCCGAACAGCGTTTTCAAAATTCTTACTAAAGCATTCATATCCACAAAACTCCTTTTTTGCGCCATTAACTATGGCTGGTGTGGTCATCCAATCGAACTGTTTGTCACAGAAACTGCATTTGCTCATTCTTGAACTGACAATGTTCTTAGGTTTTTTTCTCTTCCACATAGCTTCCCTTTATTGGGTCGATAGGCTGACGGACGAGGTGTGAACCGCCAGCCTATCTAGGTTAGACACTAAAACGGAATAGTGTCATCCATCTGGTTGCTTGCACCGTTGTTCGCTGGTGCTGCCTTGCGGCTGCCGTCATCCTCTTCAACTACAAAGGACAGGAAGTCGTTGCCCTTCTGGCTGGTTTTGTTCCAAGCAGAGATGCGGTACTTGGTGCCGTCAATCTCCATACTGCCTGTCATATCAGGACGTTTCGGGTTGTCACCCTTATCATTCGGGAACAGTACGCCCCTCAAATTGTTGTCGTAATCAGCCATTAGCTGCTAACTCCTTCTTGCGTTTGGTAAACGCGCTATTGTGTTGTCCAGCCGCTGGCCCCAACCGGCTATACAGTTTTTTCAGTGATTCAACATCGGGAGCCAATGCAATCTCCTGCTCTACAGTGAGAGGTGACGCAATCTTCTTTGGTGCTGGTGTGTCTGACTTTATATTTGGAGACTCAGCCATAGCCGTTGGCGATTCCATCGGCATATCTTCACCAGCATAGATGTAGCAACCAAGGCCAAGAGCCGCGATTGCCTTTACCATACAGCGTTGCAATGAGGCGTTTACCTCAAAGCTGTTAGGGTTCTTGATAGGCCGGTTAGCGTGGTTCAGAACAGGCATAATCTCTGTAGCTGATTCCAGAGCCGTGATGCTCTCAGCATTGTTCTCCGGCATAATCTTGATGGTAACGGTCACATACGCATTGCCGTCTGCATCAAGCATATAAGGCAGGTTATTGCCGTTTACTTGAAACAGGTGCTTGGTGTACTGCGCTGTCGGATAGTGCTGCTTTAGAATGCTCCAAGCCCACGCCCAAGACAAATAGGTAAATCCGTTTTTCTTCTCAACGTGCTTTGAACAATCAATAGCACTCAATGTGTTCCATACGTTAGACATTGCTCCATAACTCCTTTGCTTCATTTACGAACTGGTGGCTCCAATAGAACGGATGATTAAAGTCCGGCTCCATTAGACCTGCTAATGTTTTCGGGTCTGTACTGACTGCCAGTAGGTTTTGGCGGGTGATTGCCTTGCGTCTGATTTCCTCAATAGCAAAGTTCAACACATCCTCAGACATCTTCTCGCAGTTATCTGGGTTGTAGATGACACCCTCAACCGATGACACATACGCAATGTTAGGTGTGGCACCAGTGGCCTTCCAATAGACTGCCGCTTGCAGGATATGCTCCCACGCTGGCTCTTTGGGCAGTGATGCCTTAGTCCAGCTTCTTGTGCCGTCCTTCTTGACCATACCCTGACGCGGTGCCTTGGTCTTTATCTCAGCCAGTGACCCATCTTTGAACAGGTCAACAAAACCCATAACAGGCACCAGTACGCCGTCTAGCATCAACTCGATTTTGCGCTCTTCTTGTGCGCCACTAAATAAGGGAGATAATAAGTCGATGCCAACGCTAGAGGCGTCTGGTATTAGTTCGCGGAACTTGTCGCGCTTGTCTTGTGATGAATTAGCCGGATGGAAATCATATCCGGTCAATGCCTCTTCTACAGCCCCATCAATATCCTGACCGTGACACACGGCTGCTTGAATAACCTGATGAACTGCTGTACCAAATGCGGCATTCTCGCCAACGATAATCTCGCGGCGTTTATCTTTTGATAGGTAAACGTAATCGAACATCCAGTTCGCCAATGGGCGATTTAACTGGCTTGGACTGAAATGGTAAACACCTACCGATTTCATCTTTTGTAATAAGTCTGTCATTCCCTAACTCCTTGGGTGCCGTGATTGGCTTGATAACTTTAATTACGAAATACTGATTGACCTGTCAACAATAATTTTATACAGATTGACATATTGTTAATTTCTATTTGTAGGAGAGTTACTTGAAACTGGCAGAACATATGATGAAACGAGGGGTGACACAGGCCGACCTGGCGCGTCATCTGAATGTAACAAGGGCAACCATAAACAATTGGATATACCGGCGCACACCGCCTTCTGGGCAAAAGATGATGGAAGTTTATAAATGGTCAGGCGGCAAGGTTGGTTTGAAAGATTGGTGCGAGGAGTTCGATAATGCCTAAGAAGTGGAGCAACCAATATGGATACGGCCCGAATCCAAAAGAGGAGTGGGAGAGACACGCTGAGATGTTCAAAGATTCGCCAAACTTTGAGGATGACCCAACCGCTGCATCTGCTGACACTATCGGCAGCTACAATCAAAAGAGTGTCGGTGAGAACGGCATATTGAGGGGTGATGATATGGGAGATTACGGCGGCAATGGGGAGAAACCTCAGTGAGTATGATAATTAGGTTAGCCACTTTGAAGGATTTGAAATACATAGACCATCTGAGCAAAATAGAAAGTCACGCTTTAGGGTTTATTCCAAATACTGCATATGAGGCTGCGATTACTGGTGAGAAACTTGGCAAGCGTTGGTCGAATGTTTGCAACGATAAGATTTGGGTGTGCGAAGAAAATGGAGAGTTAGTTGGGTTTTTGCTTATGTCGTTTGGCAAATGGGTGAAGGTAAACCAAATAGCAATTCAAGAGGATGCTAGGTTGATTGAGCGAGGTAATGCCTTGTTAAAAGCAGGATTGAACCACGGCTTAGACTTAGGTAGGCAAGACTTTGTTTGCGGCTGCGCCGATGATTTGCCGTCCAATATGTTTTGGACAGGGGTTGGCTGGAAAAAGTTGGGCGAAAGAAAAGGCATTTCCCATAAAAACACTTGGGTTGAATCATCAAAAAGGAAAGTGAACATCTACCATAAGCAATTAAATAGCTTGTTTTTTAAGGATAGTACGGAGGAAGGGGAATCTTAATGACAAACGGACGTAGAAAAGGAGCAAATTTTGAACGTGAACTTGCTCGTATGGCTATGGATGAACTTGGCATTGATGATGTTAAGAGAGACCTAGAGCAATATAGGGCAGGCGACCACGGCGACCTGATTGGCATTGACGGTTGGACTGTCGAGGCAAAG